TGTTCAACGATACCGAAAGCGGACGAGAAGCCAAGAAAATTGTTTTACATGGCGATATTTGTTCACTTTCTATCTGTGCTAACCAGCTTAAGCATGACAATAAGCGCGGCGTTACGCATGGTAAAATCCGTGAAGTAAGCCTCGTCTTAGCAGGAGCAAATCCTGGTGCACTTATCGACACCGTTGTTAAGCATGGCGAAGGTGCTGACGAAGAGGAAGAAGCAATCATATTCAACGGGGAACCCCTTGATATTCCTAACCTCGAAAGCAACCTCGAACATGCTGAAGAAGGTGAAGAAAACAGCCAACAGGTTGACCCTGAAGTTGTAGAAGAAACACAACCCACTGAAGTGGCAGAAGAAGTACAACACGCTGATGAAGCCGCTGAAAAGACCGTCGAAGATGTGTATAACACTCTCAACGACGAACAAAAAGATCTATTACACGCATTCGTTGCGAAGGCAATAGAAGACACTGAAAACAAAAACAAAAAAACGGACAATGATACTTCCGAAGGAGGAAACGAAACCATGAAGCACAATGTATTCGATAACAACGAAGCTACCAAGAAAGAAGCAGTACTTACCCATGCTGACAAAGAAGCGATTATCGCTCTTGCTAAACAACCCGGTGTTGCTAGCTTAAAGTCTGCTATCCAAATGTACATCAGCGACAACGAAGAATTAGCTCACGCTTTTGACCAATCTGACGCTGAAACTGTTGCATTACTCTTCCCTGAACCCCATCTCATCAATCCTGGTGCGCCTGAAATCATCAGAGACTTTGACCAAAGTTGGGTTATGAAGGTAATCAACAAGATCCATAAGAGTCCTTTCTCTAAGATTCGTACCCGTAAAGCTGACGCTAGAGCAGTTGATCTCAACGCTAAAGGTTACCAAAAGAAAGGCGACAAGAAAGAAATTATGAACCAAATCAAACTCTTGAAGAGAGAAACCTCTCCTCAAACTGTTTATATCAAAGATGAACTCCACAGAGACGACATCATCGATATCGATTGGGACGTAACTGCTTTCCAACTCAAAGTCATGAACGACCAGATGTATGAAACCCTTGCTTTAGCAGCATTGATTGGTGATGGTCGTGAAGAGACTGATCCCGATAAGATTCACGAAGCTAACATTCGTTCAATCTATCACGATGAAGATTTCTACTGCATGCACTGTGACGTAGACATCGCTAAAGCAAAAGCAGAACTTCAAGGTACCAACACTGGTGCTAACTTCGGTGAAAACTACATTTACTCTGAAGCTATCATCACTGCAGCTCTCTATTCTAGAGAAAAGTTCAAAGGCACTGGTCTTCCCACCCTTTACTGCACTCCTCACCTTGTAAACGTAATGCTCCTTGCTCGTGACTTAAACGGTAGACGCATCTACAATTCTAAGGCTGACCTTACTGCAGCTCTTAACGTTGCTGAAATCGTAGAAATCGAACAACTCGAAGGTCAAATCAGAGAAACCGAAGCTGGTAACAAGAAACTCCTTGGTCTCTTCGTTAACCTTGCTGACTATACTTTCGGTTGCGCTAAGGGTGGTCAACTCACCAAGTTTGAAGATTTCGATATCGACTTCAACAAATATAAATATCTCTTGGAAACCAGACTTTCAGGTTCATTAACCGAACCCTTCTCTGCAATTGCACTTGAAGAACCTGTAGCTACTGCTGGTTAATCTAAAAAATCAAAATGGAGTGAATAATTATGGCTAAGTTCTATGGACCTATCGGTTATGCTGCCGAGATAGAAGAAATCAGTCCTGGCGTTTGGTCTCCGGACATTGTGGAGCACTTTGCGGTGGGGGACATTCTCCGCATGCCGAGCAATATGTCTGAAAATTCTGAGAGCACCAATGATAACTTGAAGTTTAGCGGACAAATCAGCATCATAGCCGATTCATACGTACTTAACCATTACAGCTCCATGAAATACGTCGAAATCATGGGTGCTAAATGGAAGATTTCGAGTGTTGAACCCAAGCATCCAAGACTGATTCTTACTTTAGGGGGTGTATACAATGGCAAGCAGGCTTAAACTGCATGAGGAATTCTGTAATATCCTCGGAACTAGAAACGTGTATTACAATCCCCCTGAGTCAGTAAGAATGAAATACCCTTGTATTAGGTATCAGTTAGCTGCTATAGATCAAACGTACGCAGACAATATGACTTATACCTCTACTAAAAAATACGAGGTAACTGTGATCGATTACGATCCAGACAGCCCTATATATGACGATATTATTAAGCATTTCCCGATGTGTAGATTTGATCGTCCGTATATCGCTGAAAATCTATATCACTTTGTATTTACTTTATATTATTAATTAAGGAGATAAAACTACTATGGCAAATTTTAAACTTGCATGGGATGAAGATACTAAGAAGTTATATGAAACCGGCGTCGATCGTGGTGTAGTATATCCTAAGACTGGCGCTAGTGGCGCATATGGCGATGGTGAAGCTTGGAACGGTTTAGTTAATGTTACTGAATCTCCCGAAGGTGCTGAAGCTACTCCCTTATATGCCAACAACCACAAATACTTAGAAATCATGTCTGACGAAGATTTCAACGGTAGCATTGAAGCATATACTTATCCCGATAGCTTTGCTGTATGCCTCGGACAAGTAGCGGTTAAACCCGGCGTATTCGCAACTCAACAAGTACGTAAACCTTTCGGTTTCACTTATCGCAGTTTAATTGGCAACGACACCGAAGGTACCAAGTATGGATACAAAATCCATATTGTTTATAACGCGCTTGCCGGTGTATCGGAAAAATCTAACCAAACCATTGGCGAAGAAAACGAACCCGAAACCATGTCTTGGGATTTCTCTACTACTCCTGTTGAAAACGCAGCTCTTTCCAAAGCTACTGCTCATCTTGTAATTGATAGCACTAAAGCAGACGCTGCTAAACTTGGAGAGTTAGAAAATATACTTTACGGAACCGCAGCAGTTATGGAAGGAGAAACTGTAACAACCCCTGCAGTAGCAGCTAAACTTCCCAGCATTGACGAAGTTCTTGCTTTATTCCCTGACGCTACTTAATAACTTAACCAAATAACATTTAAGGAGACGTACTCAGTGTAGGCTGGCGTCTCCTATTTAATTTTAAAAGAAAAGGAGAATTTTAAACTATGTTAAAGAAAACTGTAACTTATACCGATTATAACGGCGTTGAAAGAACTGAAGATTTCCACTTCAATTTAACTAAAGCTGAAATTATGGAAATGGAAATGGGCACTACTGGCGGTCTCGCTGAAATGATCAAGAGAATCGTAGGTGCGCAAGACATGCCCGCAATTATCAAAATTTTCAAAGAACTCGTACTTAAAGCTTACGGCGTAAAGAGTCCCGACGGTAGGCGCTTTATCAAGAACGACGAAGTTAGAGCTGAGTTCGAGCAAACTGAAGCATACTCTACTATCTTTATGGAACTTTCTACTAATGCTGATGCAGCTTCTGCATTCATTAACGGCATCGTTCCTGCCGATATGAGCAAACAACTTGCTTCACAACAGAAATAAATTAGAAAACACAGAAGGGGATGAGGGATATGCTTCGAATTACCATACCTGCCATAGACTTATGGGATGAAAAGAAGGAAGAGTTCGTTAGTAGAAAAGAACAAACGTTGCAACTGGAGCATTCCCTCGTCTCACTTTCAAAATGGGAATCGAAATGGCATAAAGCATTTCTTACTAACAATGATAAAACGACTGAGGAAGTCATTGATTATATTAAATGCATGACAATTACACAAAACGTCGATCCCGAGACATATAACTATCTTACCAATGAGAATTTTGCCGAGATTAACGAATACATTAAGAATCCTATGACAGCTACCAAAGTTTATGACAATGATGGCAAAAAGGGATCTCGCAAAACTGTAACATCCGAGCTTATTTATTATTGGATGATAGCGCTGAATATACCTCCTCAGTACGAAAAGTGGCATTTAAATCGGTTACTTACATTAATACGAGTTTGTAATATTGAAAACAAACCTCCTAAGAAAAAGAAAGGAAATAGCCAAGCTACTGCTAATCGTTACGCTGAGTTAAATGCTGCTCGCAGAAAACAATTAAATTCAAAAGGGTGATTTATATGATTAACTTTGAAATCTTCATGCTAGGGTTGTTCGTAACGGCAACCTTTGCTGGTCTTATGACCGAAGCAGTTAAGAAAATCTTAAACGACCTTGAAGTGAAGTACCACTCTAATATCGTAGCTGGCATAGTATCATTCGTTCTGGCTATAGGTATTGGCGTTGGATATGTCGTATTAAATAATCTGGGTTTCACTTCACATTCTATTGTATATATCGCTATCTTAGCGGTATTAAGCTGGCTATGCTCTATGGTCGGCTACGATAAGGTTACTCAAGTCATAGCACAAGTTAAAAACAACAAGAAAGGATGATTTAAATGAGTAACAGTCCTTTGG